GTTGCGTGCGCGTACCGCCGCAAGATGAGCGGCGCGATGACAAGGAGAAGTCACCGCGACCGGAAGACGACAAGCCGGCAGCGAATCCGTGCGATGCGGTCGCGAAGATTATTATGACCGGCGGCTACTGCAGTGCGACGATCGTGGGTCCGAAGCGTGACGATGGTCGATGGTATCTTGTGAGTGCCGCGCACTGTCATCGCCGCGTCGGCGAGGAGGTGACGGTCGTGTTGCGCAACGGTATTTCGTTCGGCGCTCGCGTGATCGCGATCAATCGCAAGTCTGATTGTTCGATCTTACTGACGGACGAGCGTCACGACAAGCTACCGTGGCTTCGCGTTGCGGAGTCGTTCGAGGTCGGCGATAAGGTCTTCCACTGCGGTTACGGCGTGCACATCCCGGGCAATCGCGAGGACGGCTACGTGGTCGCGAAGGAGAACACCGACCTTCAGGTTCGCTATCGCTTATCGGTTTCGCAGGGCGATAGCGGCGGTGGGATTATCGCGACATCGACTGGCGAACTCTTGTCGCCGGTCTGCTGTACGACTCGCTTGAACGGCGTTGGTGACGTTTGGGGTGCGTCACCGCGAGTTATTCGTTCGATGCTAACACATCCGACGAACTACTCGGACGATCTGAAGCCGATTGCGATGCCGATTCGCGACTTAGGTGGGACTAAGAGCGATGGCAGCTAGGACGATCGAAGAGTACGCGCATGTGGTCGCCGACGAAGCTTTGCGTCGGCGACGTGTTATTTTGCGCGCTCGCGAGATCGGACCGCTGCCCGAGGTTGCGCATCCACGTCGGCGTGCACGAGCGAGTCGATCGATTCTCGAGTGGTGTCGTACGTATCTTCCGTCGGTTTTCTCGCTGCCGTTTTCGGACGCGCATCGATCGATCGCTCGCAAGTTCGAAGAGGTCGTTCTTCGTGGCGGTTGCTTTGCGTACGCGATGCCCCGTGGCAGCGGTAAGACTTCGCTTTCGCTCGCGACTGCATTGTGGGCGGTGCTGCATGGCCACGCGAAGTACGTGCTCGTAGTGACAGCAAACGGTCAGCGTGCGCGACAGACGATTCAGAATCTTATTCTCTGGCTCACGACGGCGCGTGAGCTCATCGAGGATTATCCCGAGGCGTGTTATCCGATTTTGCGTGCCGACGGCAGTCTCCAGCGCATGCGGTTTCAGCTTTTCGACGGCAAGCCGACGCATCTGCGACTTACGTTCGATCGGATCGTACTCGCGTCGATCAACGGTTCGAAGTGCTCGGGTGCGCTGATCCAATCGGTGCCGCTGCGTGGCGGTTCGTTGCGCGGCTTGCAGCACGCGTTGCCCGACGGCCGACTCGTGCGACCGCAGCTCATTCTTATCGACGACCCGCAGACACGCGACAGTGCGATGTCGCCACGTCAGTGCGAGTATCGACGTGCACTAATCCAATCGGACATTCTCGGCACGATGGCGCACGACCACAAGGCCGCAGTGCTGTGCACGTGCACCGTCATTCGCCGCGGCGATCTCAGCGATCAGTTGCTGTCGCTACCCGAGTGGAGCGGCGAACGCATCGGTTTACTTCGTTCGATGCCGACTGATATGGCGGCGTGGTCGGAGTACGAACGTGTGTATCGCGATGCGATCCGAGTGCGCGATTACCAGCGAATCAACGAGTACTACCTCGCGCATCGTGCGCAGCTCGATGCCGGTGCGATTCCGTTCTGGGAAGCGTGCTACGATCCGCGCATCGAGGTCTCCGCGATTCAGCACGCGATGCACCTTTACTTCCAAGACCGCAACGCGTTCTACTCGGAGTATCAGAACGAACCTGCGGCGAACGTCGTTGCAGACGATTCGATCGCGATCGCGCCGGAGTCGGTTGCGTCCGCGTTCGGCGACTTCTCGATCGCGCCGTCGGAGCGAGTCGGAATTTACGTCGACGTACAGGAGCGGATTCTCTACTACGCAGTCGTTGCGCGCGAGAACGATCGGGTACGCGTAGCGTTTTCGACGTGGCCGGAGCAGCATGCGAATTACTACTCGGCAACGCGGCCGGCGCTATCGCTCGAAGGCTTTTATCGCGTTACGGCGCCGCAGTCGATCGAGCGAGGTTTGCACGACTTACTCGCGCAGCTTCGCGCTCGTTATCCGAATAGCTTCGTGCTCGTGGATGCCGGTTATCGCAGTGACATCGTATCAGCAGTTACCGCGGTTCACGATCGCGTCTATCCGGCTTACGGTCGCTATGTCGGTGCGCGGTCGAAGTCGTCGGTCGTTGAACTCACGAAACCGGGCGACGTAACGGGCAACGCGTGGCGCATGACCCGCGATCCGGACCGCGCCACGACGAGCGTGCTGATCGACACGAACCGTGCGAAGACGAGCGTCGCGAATCTCTTCGCGTCGTCTTCGGTCGAGGTCGCGCGGACCGTCGATGCGCCGGTTGTGATCGAGCATCTTACGTCGGAGACCGGCGTGGCTACGCAGTCGATCTGGCGGCAGTGTGTCGAGTGGTCGCTCTTACCCGCGCGCGAAAACCACTACTTCGACTGTCTTGTAGGTGCACTCGTTGCGCGCGAGATTTTCGATTCGCTCGAGTCGACTACGTCTTCGACTTCAGATTCGAGTTCGAACTGGCTTCTTGAAGGACTAATTCGTTATCGTGCGAGGGCGATGTCATGATCGACGAGACGCAGCGGCAGCAGCTTATCGAATCGTTAGTCGAGCAAGCGCGGCAGCCGAAGACGGTGACTGTCGATGGTATGACGATTCAGTATCGCGATGTGAGCGAGCTGCTCGAGTTTGTGCGCGAAGTATCGGAGTCGAAAGCGGTGGTCGTGAAGATGAACGCGCCGGGAGCGTTAGGATGATCGGCTGGTTGCGTCGAGTCTTTCGTTCAAGCGACAACGTGTCGTCAGCGCAAGCGAATGTTTCGTTTCGTGCACGTTACGATGCGGCGGCAACGACTCCGGATAATGCGCAGCACTGGTCGCAAGCGGATTCGCTATCGCCGTCGGCTGCGCTGACACCGAGTGTGCGGCGTACACTGCGGAATCGATCGCGTTACGAAGTCGCGAATAACAGCTATGCGAACGGTATCGTCTCGACGATCGCGAATTATACGGTCGGTACTGGTCCGGTTCTGCAGGTTCGTACTGCGAACGAAGAGTTGAATCTTCGTTTCGAGCGAGCGTGGTCTGAGTGGTGCGCTGCGGTCGATTTACCCGAGATTCTGCGGACGATGCGACGCTGCGTTGTCGTTGACGGCGAGGCCTTCGCGATCCTCTGCGACTATCCGCGGCAGCGAACGAAAGTGAAGCTCGCAGTTCGACTCGTCGAGCCAGAACAGGTTAGCGAAGGTCCGATCTCGGCGCTCATGCAGCCGGTCGAGGGCATCGTTTTCGATGACTACGGGATGCCGGCGGCGTATCACGTGCTGCGGCGACATCCCGGCGACATCGCAGTTGCAGACATCGACTACTCGTACGAGACGATACCAGCGGACTCCGTCATCCACTACTTCCATCGCGAGCGACCGGGTCAGTGGCGTGGCGTTCCCGAGATTACGCCGGCGCTACCTCTCTTCTCGATTCTGCGTCGGTTCACGCTCGCGACCGCGGCTGCAGCCGAGACCGCAGCGAATCTCGCGGCCGTCTTGCAAACCGATTCGGCCGCGTACATTCCGCGCGATGCTGAGCGCTTCGCGCGCGAACTCGTCTGGCAATTCGTCGATCTGCGGCCGCGAAGTGCCACCGTGTTGCCACCGGGGTGGCGTCTGTCGCAGATGACCGCGCAACATCCGACCACGACTTACGGTGATTTCGTGTACCATCTCATGAGCGAGATTGCGCGGTGCCTCAACGTTCCCGTCGTAGTCGCGCTCAACGACTCTTCGCGTGCGAACTTTTCGAGTGGCCGTCTCGATCTTCGCAACTGGTATCGCGCACTCGAAGTCGAGCGAGCGCGGATCGAAGCGATCGTACTTGAGCCGCTGCTGCGAGCGTTTTATCGCGAGTGGCGCATCGCCGACAGCGAGGCGTCATCGCTAGTCAGCTTGGGTCGCGATGTACCGGATCACGAGTGGTACTGGCCTGCGCTTGAGGGCGTCGATCCGGAGAAAGAAGCGAAGGCTCAACGCTTGCGTCTTAAGAGCGGCCTCACGACGTTCGCGTACGAGTACGCGAAGCAGGGCCGTGATTGGATGACGGAGTTGCGTCAGCGAGCGAAAGAGTACGCGCTCGCGAACGAACTCGGTCTCGATTTCCTTTTCGAGAAAGGAGGTAATAGCGATGCCGAAATCGACGAAGAAATTCCTTCGAATTCGAGCGAAGGCGAGGATTCGCGCGCAGGGTCCTGAAGACGAGCTCGAAGACGAAGAAGACGAAAACGAAAACGAAGTCGCTGCGCAAGACGAAGAGTCGCAGCCAGCGACCGAGGAAGCGCAGCCGACTGACGACGCTGCGTCAGAGCTGAAGAAAATCCAGATCGTCGCGTACACCGGCGGTACGATGACGGTCGAAGGCTGGCCGCTGCCGGTTGTAGTCGATCTTAGTGGCCTCGAGATTCCGACGAGTTCGTTGCCGATCCGCTACGCCCACGACGAGTACGCTGGCATCGGGCACACAACGAATATCGCGATCGAGGGCAACGAGATCGTCGCAGACGCCGTGGTTTCGCGCGATACCGAGTACTCGCGCGACTTTCTCTCGTCGATCGAGAACGGTTTTCCGTGGAAAGCCTCGATCGGCCTCGAGGTCGTCGAGTATCGCGAGATTCCTGACGGCGCGGAAGTCGAAGTCAACGGTCAATCGTTTACGGGTCCGCTCTACGTAGTCGATCTCGCCGTACTGCGCGAAATTTCGATCGTCGACGTGCCGGCCGACATCGGTACGTCAGTCGTGGCCGCGAAAGCCGCTCGGAGGGTTGAAATCGTGAAGCGAATCCTCGGGAAATATCCGCATCTCGCGGAGCGTGCGATTCAAGAAAACTGGTCGACGAAGAAGTGTCAGCTCGCTGCCATTCGCGCGAGTCGGCCGAGCAGTCGTGTTGTTCATGCGTTCGATGTTGGCGCAGATACGACCGAGGTTCTTACCGCCGCGGTCATGCTCCGCGCCGGCGGTTCGGTTGCGAAGAGCGTGGAGAGGAAGTTCGCGCCGCGGATCGTCGATGCAGCGTCGAAGTATCGCAACCTCGGTTTGCTGCAATTAGCGCGTGAGTGCCTGCGAATGGAGGGTCATCGCGTCGATCCGTACTCTTCGCCGATCGACGTGATTCGCGCCGCGTTCAGCGTGCGATCGTTCCCGAATCTCTTACGCGAGTCGGCGTATCGAATTCTCGTTTCGACTTACGAAACGATGCCACCGACGTGTCTGCGGATCGCGCGCATCGTAGAGACTGTGAACTTTATGCCGCACACGCTTGCTCGGTTGAACGCGTTCGCGCAGTTCGAACGTGTGCCGACGAGCGGTTCGATCGCGCAGGAGCGAATCGGTGACAACGGTTGGCAAATCAAGGTGGACACGTATGGACGGCTGTTCACGATCACGCACCAAGACATCATCAACGACGATCTCGGTGCGTTTCTCGCGATTCCGCAGGAAGCTGCGCGAGGCGCGATTATCGCGCTCGAGAATCTCTTCTGGAGCACGGTCGTTGCGAACCCCGGTGGCTTCTTCAGCACTGCGAACGCGAACGTCGTGACGAGTGCACCGCTTACGATCCCGAATCTTGATCGCGCCGTCGAGCGGATGCTGGCGCAAATAGATCAATTCGGTCAACCGGTTTTCGTGAAACCGAGTTTCCTAGTCGTCCCCGTGGGTCTAAAAGCGACCGCCGAGAATCTTTTCACGAGCGTGCGCGTCGTGATCGCGGGTGGCAGCGATCGTACACTACCGGAAGCGAATACTTACGCCGGACAATTCGAGCCGGTCGTTACGCAGTACTTGCCGACGAACGGCGCAAACTCGACGTGGTATCTCGTAGCCGATCCTGCGACGACACCGGCATTCGCAGTCGCGTTCCTGCGCGGTCAGGAGACGCCGATCATCGAAGAGGTGCAACCGAGTCCGCAATTCCTCGGTTACTCGGTGCGCGCCTATTGGCACTTCGGTGTCGCGTTACTCGATCACCGAGCTGCAGTGCGTGCGACAGCGTGATGACAGCGAGGGACGATGAACGCGATACTCGATGACTTCTTCAAGACACTGCTTCGCAGTCGCGGCGTTCGGCTTCGGTTACCGAACGGTTCCGAGATCGACGCCGTGGTCGCACGCCGCGATTCGCAGTCAGTGTCACTCGGCGGTCAGGTCGCAGCTGACACAACGACGCAGTGTTTCGTTGTGCGCGCGAGCGACTTACCACCAGGATATTGGCCGCGGGTCGCAGACGAGATCGTCAACGTCGCGACATCGCAGCGGTATATCGTTGTGCGCGCTACCGGTGGTGCGCACGCAACGACTTCGAGTGATCCCTATGGTTTCCTTGTTCGCGTATGGACAAGGTTAGTATCCTAACGGAGGTAAACAATGAATTTCGTAGTCAAGCATCATGATTTAGTAATCCCGGCCACATTCGGTTCCGACCAACCCGCAGGAACGCTCGTCTTCCTCGGCGATATGCCTGCAGTCACGCTCGAACCAGTGAAAGCCAACGTTCAGTGTGGTGTCGCGGTTGGTGCTGTTATCGAAGGCCCGCGCGAAACTGGCACCGATTGGGGGCAAGGCACAGTCGTTTACTGGGACAGTGCGAATCGCAGATTCACGACGACGGCGACCGGCAATAGGCGTATCGGCGTAGTAGTCGGTGGCAACGTTCCTGGATCAGCGACTCGCGCACTCGTGTTGATGGATCGATGATTGCGAACCTACTAGATGCTGTTGTCGATGCGCTCAACGGGCCACCACCAGCAGCTTCCGTTGCAGCGTCGAAGACGTGGGCGCACTATTGGGTTCTCGCACGCGAGACGCCCGACGTGTGCGTCGTGACGTTCGTTCGTTCCGAGCGCGAGCGACTTTCGCGATCGCGATTTCGATTCCTTCTTGACGTAGAGATTGTTCGCGCTCGGTCATACGTGGACGCGTCGTCGATCGAGACCGTCGTGAACGACGTGCACTCGATCGCGTCGCGACTCACGAGTCAGGAAGTGCTCGAACGAGGTGGTATCGCGTACGCATTCGACTCGATCTCGTTTTCCGATCCGCTTTACGAGATCGAGGAAGTATTCGACGAAAGTTCGTTCGTGCGCGCGAGTGTGACTGCGCGCTACGCTGTTCTGGAGCCGTTGTGATGGCGTCGGAGTCGATCGTAAAAGTGAAACAACTCTTTCTCGATCGGCCAGCGGTCGTGCGTTACTTCGATCGCAAGACGCTGCGCGTCTTCAAGCGGTTCGGAGCGTTCGTGCGACTGGTCGCGCAGCGAAGTATGCGTCGACGTAAGACGGCGTCGCCACCGGGCCAACCGCCGTCGGTGCACAAAGGTCAGTTGCGAAAGTTTATCTTCTTCTCGCTCGACGAGCGACGGAAGAGCGTGGTCATCGGACCG